TATTTCATCTACAATTTTCTCTTCACCAGGATATATGTCAGCGAATAGGGCGTCATATATCTGGAGACAAATCAAACTATGAAGATGATATTTCCTAAACTTACCAAGTATCTGAAAATGACTCGATTGTAAGTTCTGGGCACAAGGAGTTTGGTGCATAAAATTGAGAACCTCTCCCTCGAAAGCAGATAAGTTTGTTCCGGGAGGACCGAATGTTCTGCTCCATCCAGTAGGTAGAATTAGATATCCTTGTCTTGAAGCCAATGCAATCATCTGGTCTTGCCATTCTTTATATACATGATGTTTCAAATACCACTTATTTATAGCCTCTGCACAGAAACTATACGGTAATTCTATTCCTACTTTTTCTCTTGCTTCTCTTTGGTATGCTGCTGGCCCTCCTCTGAATAAAACAAGGAAGTTAAGGTTCTTTGATAGTACATATTCCTTGTGGTATTTTTCCTTGAAGTTCGAGCAGAATATATCTGGAAATATAGTGGAAGCCGTTTCTAGATGGATACTCTTTCCCTCAGTATGATAAGTCTCCATCAAGATTGGATCACCCGACAAGAGGGCGGCCATACGAAGATGGTCTTGTGAGATATCATATTCAACTAATTTCCCATCAGGCCATCTCGACACAGAACACTTGCGTATTGATTGAGGCTCGGTTTGTCTTGCTGGTTTTTGGCAGCTGAATCTACCTTGGATTTGTCCTCCTGATTTTTCATCCGATTTACCTCCTCTTTCAAAGTAGGCTGGAATAGGATACCACGAAGGATAAACCATTCCTATACCATGTTCACTATGTACTATTCCTCTTCTTGGTTCTTCCAATAGAGGTCTCGTGTAAGTATTTACTATCTTAGACTTTTCTTTGAACTCTTGAAATTCTGTAATGATATTAAGATTTTCTCCTTCTGGTAAATGCTCTTTTACAAGGTTCACATTCTCAACACCAATGGAAATCTTTTTGGTTTTAGTCCACTCTACACGTCCATCATCTAATAGTCCTGCTTCCTGCATACACTTCAACATGAACTCTCTAAGGGGGGCATCAGAACCCTTGCCAGCTAATTTCAATCCATGATTTATTTCACAGTTCTCTAATATCCTTTCGCAAATAGACTGTTCCGATTCATGGAAACTCTTGAGCCTTTTTACATCAACAGAACTACCATTCAAGTCTAAATCAAAAGTGTCCCAAGTGACAGTGTTCCGCATCTGTTTACATACATAACTTGACTTAAAAGATTTTTCGCCATATCGCTGTTTTATTCTTTCGTTTAGTTCCTCATATAAAACCAAAGTCACTGCTGAATCTAAGCAGTTATAATAATGTAAGTCCTTGTCGTAACAAGACTTAGCATTACCGGAAGAACCAGTAACTCTCAGGCCGCTATAGTCAGCAACCCCATACAATGCAGCTAATTCTTTTAACCCTTTCTCTGGTTGCTGCTCGAATAGTAAGAAACTTAAAACCATTACATCATCTGTTACCAAATGTTCAGGTTGTATCCAGTATTGTATTTCTTTGTCCCCCGACATCCAAAGATACATCAAATCAAATTTCAAGTTCTGTCCAATAAGAATACACTTCTCATTACAAATCTTATAAAACCATTTTCGTATAATCCTTCTATGTCTTGGGTCTTTCCATATATATAAAGCCGTACATATCATCCCATTGTTGTCTCTCCATCCAAAACTCACCGTAACTATTTGGTCTTCATAGTCAACTCCATCTACGTATTTGGATTTATGAGGATTGAAAACTGTCTGCTCTTTACCAGCTAGTATACCATAAGTCTCTATGTCTATACTCACATGAGACGGCAATGACACTGGTACATCGATACCTACAAGGGGTTCTACCACTAATTCATTAGGTATAAATTCCCCCTTAATATATCGGAGCAATAGTTCAAAGTGAGTTTTGACTGCCCGTATCAATGCTGGTTTCCTCGTTGGGTGAAGCATTGCAGGATGATAAGTAAAGAATATTCGCGGACAAATTCCATCCTCCGCAGGAAACAATGATGCTCTCATACCTTGTTTTTTGAAACCATCATTCAAGGAACTGATATGTGCTACAGAGTAGCAGGCTTTTGCCCCAAGAACTACAATTATTACCTCTTCATACCACAACTGGAGCTTTGATATATCTTCTTTTAGGTATGGACGACACGCCCTAATTTGTGACTGGGACTCATCTGCACCTTGCGGAGGTTTGCATCTACAAGCATTGGCAAAATATATATCACAATAGTAAGTAAGTTTTGCTGTATTGATTAGATTTTCAAGCAGTCCTCCCGTATAACCGATGAAAGACTTACCTTGTGGATTCTGTCTTGTGCTTTGGTCTTCCTTGTATCCGGGGCTTTGACCAACAAATAAGATAGCCCTTTTGTTGGTTATTAATTTATCATCAATAATTGGCCTCGTGGGAAGGCCTGGATTATTGGCCGACTCATGTAGAGGACATAACTGGCAATCGGGATGTCTATTGAAATTAATCATCTGGACAATAATTTTTTTATAGTCTCTTCATTTATAAAGTCGGATATTCTTCCAACGTAAGTATATTTGTGTTTTTCAAAACCAACCTGTCCGTCACTCATATACCGGCCATTATCACTAAAGGATTTAAGTGTATTCGCATCAATAACTATTATCCGTATTTCTCTATTCCATGTCTCCGATATGGCTACATCTCCGGGTTTGAATTCATATTTATTTTCATCGAAAACGCAAAGATTTTTTAAGGCTTCAACAATTGCATCTTCACTAAATTCTCTCCCGCTTGTGGGTAATTTAACCATTTTACTCATTTTTTTCCTTTCAAAATAAGACAATCATTTTCTTTAAGTGTAACAAATCTGCGGAGGTAAGTCAAGTAAAAAATTAAAAATATTTCGGTTATTGTAGATATTGAGGAATAAGTCCCAAACTACCCGCTTCGACGTCTTGGGCGATTGTTCCGAGGGAGGCTTCGTTTATAACTTGTTGAAAGACAGGACGATATGCGCTTGGAAGACCTCTGGCTATACGGTTGAGTCTTGATATTTCACGACGATTCTCCATTGCTGTAATGTCGGATTTCTTTATTTTTATAGGACCTAGTTCAGGATAAACTTTTTGAAATTCTACATTTATTTTTTCTGCTTTACGTGCATCGTTCTCATACAATGCTTGCAAGTAATCGCGTCTATATCTTCTAATCCTATCCCTCTGAGACAAGAGCCATTTGGCCGCGCCTTGCTCTCCTGCTACGTTTCTCGATTGTAGTCCCATACTCCGTAGAGTTAACTGCATAGGAGTCATAGCCCCTACTAAGGCATGGTCATCATTATATATAGGTACTCCACCATCAGGAGTTCTATTATTATAGTCGGCATATTTCGGAGATAGATTACGGTATAGCCGTCGCATACCTATACCACCCGGAACTACCATCGCTGCTGCCGAGCCTAAATCTTGAGCAGAACCAGATACTATAGCCTTAGCCAGCATACCTGCCGTACTAAATACGGGAGGTACAAGTGGCCAAGGGTAGAAAGGAGCTTTCTCATAAGTTGGAACAGGTAATGCTCCAGTTAACAATCCAGGCTCTAGATTTATCCCTAATAAATTTTTTGCAGTTAGATATGCAGCAGTAGAACCAGCAAGAGTTCTTCCTATTGTTCCCCAATCTAATTTATTTGGATCTGCCCCCATCCTCAATGAGCCATGAAGAAAACTCATATACCGTATAGGAAAGTGCATGAACTGCCGCATTGGACTAGGGAGGTTCATAACTGCTTTTGGTAATCCTAATGGGCCACCAGTAAAGTGAGACATCATAGTTAAGGTCTGTCCCGCTTTTCCGGCTTCCGAGAGTATTTGATTCCTTACCTCTGATGATGCACCGACTAACTTCTTAGCATTGTGGAATATATATGAATTCCTACCTGCATAGTATCCCACTACTCTATTGAAAGCCTCGGATGTAGAGAATGGAAATAGTAATCCTCTTTTTATTCCTTCCCACACCCCTCCAGCCTTCATCATTTTGGTGTATCCTTCCCGTGCTACGTCTCCAGCAAGTAACGATTCTACTATTTGAGAGGCGTCACCCATATCTTTTACATACTCTGGGAAGGCACTATTAAATGCTTCCTTAGTCCCAACACCCGACGCTACTTGTTTTAGATAACGTTCTATCTTTACTAATGCGCCATCTTGCCCAGCAGTCCCCATAAGGCCACGATACATCCCTTGTGGCCCTATCCCAGGAACATTTACTGTAGTAAGAAAGTTCTGTAGCAGGTTCTTAGATGCCGGTGATATATTAGCACCTAATGTTGACAGATAAAAGGCGTGAGATATCTTGGCCGCAACCCCCTCCGCAGATAATGATTTTGCCTGTCCGAAATATTTTAATAACCAGTCATGTGTTTTCCCCCCGAGTGATGTTTCAACCCAAGGTGTATTCTTCAGCCAGTTATATATCTTTTCCTTTCGTACTGAGAAAGATAACGAACGCTGCATTTCTGGATACGACTTCAATCCCTGCACATGTGGTATCAAATCATCCATAAGATAAGACTCAATCCAAGGAGCTTCCCTAAATATCCCTGGTTTCTTGACTGTTTGCATTATTTTATCACCTAAGCCTGTTCCATGCCAAGCATAGGAGGATGCCACTGAATTTAGATATCTGCCGGTAGCTTCCCAAGGATTAAGTGAATACTGCGCCGGTTCTGCAAGGACTCTACCTATTTCAAATAATTCTCCACGTATGGCATCTGCCCCATTAAATCGGGCATTCTGCAATGCACCGGCCATAGCGTCCAAAGTATCTTCGGCCATCTTTGGACTGCCTAATCGTTGGACGAAATCTAATCCCTTTCCTGCACCTTTTGTATAATATTCCCTTACACGTCTGACGAATTCAAATCTTTCCTGTGCATCATTTAATCCTAATCTTCCTACATCATCCCATATACCGCCAACTACTCCTGATGCCTCGTTGGTTCTGCGGGTCATTATACTTCGTACCATATTGGTAAACCCTGGCTTTGTAGCTCCAGCGTTTTCTAATGTTTGTAAATCATCTAAACTTGCAAACATACCCCCCATACGGGCTATTTCTTCACGTCCTATTTTTTCCCCAACTTCTCTGTGAAGCCACTTGCGGTATTGAATTCCCGTAGAACCCCGTATAGCCTGTTGGTAATATCTATTGTAATTACCTTGGTGGGGAAAATAGTCTTCAATATCTTCCCCGAATTTTAATCCCTTTTTTTCTACAGCTTTTTTTATACGTTCCTTAACAGCAGGATCGCTCATTAATTTGGATCGAACATTATTGTACCACCCGCGAAGTCTATCGGATAAACCAACCAGTCGTGGATTCATTGCATTTTGAATATTGGGAGCAATGGGCACATTCTCTTTACCCATGAAAGCAATCCATTCCGGTTCCCTGCGGAGGGCTTTTACCATATAGTGCTCGTATTTATGCAATCCGTCTAAACGAGCAGCCACCAAGATACCTTCTGCTTTACTTAATTGTCCTGATTTCAAGAATATCTTATTTGCTTGTTCTCCATGTTTAGCTATAAAGTCGGTGGTTTCTCTTGTTACACCCAGTAGGGATTCAAACATTCCCGGAATCGTGCGTAGATTCATCATAGCATCGTGCAAGCCGGAAAACATTTTACCCATAGTCGCAGACTTAGGTAGCATACCACGACGTAATTCAAGTATTGGTTTGGTTGTTCCTAAGGGAAATTTCCAAAGACCAACAGCAAGTCCCATTATCACCAAAGGATTAGTGGCGATGTCAGTTATAGTTTTCAGAATGAGATTCGGTTTTTTCCCAGGCATCAAAACATCTCGGACGGTTTTAATCTGTGCAGGAGTCATTGTGGAGGGAGAAAGCATTGCTCTAGTTGCACCGTCTACATCACCACGCAGTATATTTGCGAACATATATTGAGGGCGATCGTAAAATGTGATCGGAAAGTCTGCACCTCCTAAACCGTAAGGAAGGTCTTCATTAGGGTCGTACTTGGGCATATATGACCTATGATATTAATTGAAGAGTTATTGTTGGATTTTGCTTATCCATATTATCCCAAGCTACAACTTGAAATATGAATCCCTTAACTATTCGCTGGATATCATCGGGGGATACCTTT